AATAATTGCGTGTTGCGACAAATATGATGTCGAATTGACAGCAGATTGTTATTACACACAACAGACTCTTCGAAAAATGTTAAAGCGGGGTGATAATTTGACTTTGTTATCTGATGATATCTCGTATCAAGTTACTATTCTCAAAGGTACAAAAGTAAGTTTTGAAAACTCAGCGATAGTCGCTGACGAGTTCGATACTTTAGATTGGCACTCACTTGTAGCAAGTGACTTCCCAATCAACATCAATATTTCCAATATGGAACAGGGTAATGGTGTTTACCATGGAGAACGCCCTGGGAGCAGCCCTCTCGAAGATTCTCAACCAAAAGGATTGAACAAGTTTTATCCGACTGTTCATGGTAGTATAAGGATAGCTACAACAACAGAAGAAAAGAATGTTCTCTCAGCACATTCACAAGAAGCTGAGACGGTCGGTCAAGTGCCCTTTCTTGACAAAACGGAAGAATCAACTACTGGACAACAAATTGTGTCATTCTCTACACAATTGGCTCCAATTGTTTCCACCATTCCAGAAGTTACAACAATTAGTAACGACGTTATGGCCAATGTTGCGGAGAATCGAGATCATACGATTAAGGACATTATATGTCGTGAGTATAAGTTTGATTCGTTTACTGTTCCTATTGGTGGAAGTAGCGGAGAGGTTTTAAAGAGATGGGATGTTTTATCGTTGCTTTTAGCGCAACCCAACGTTGCTGACAAATTGAAAGGATTTACGTATTTACGAACGGATGTTTATATTCGTTTAGAAATTGCAGTACAACCTTTTGTTAGCGGTGGTTTGATGTTGACACTATTTCCAGATATAACTTCTGAGGCGATTGATAACAGATTAACGCGTATACAACTGTCAACAGCACCAAATCTTCAAATTTCAAATCCTTCATCACAAACTATGCAGATTAGAATTCCATTTGTTTCGCCATTTTTGGCAAGGAATTTAATCAATGGAAATGGAAATATTGGTACAGTTATCTTATCTAGATTATGTCCATCAACAATTTCTGCTTTTAATATTACAGCATATGTTAGTGCGGATGTTGATACTGTTCGACCCGAGTACCCAACTATAGTGTCTCCTCCTGTAGGAGTCATGGAGTTGGAAAATAGGATTAAGCAGTTGACGGTATCCTTACAAGGTTTACGAGAATTAGAAGCGATCTATAATGAAAAACTTCCACAAATGCATGCAGATACTGAAAGTTCAAAAATTCGAAAGAGCGGAGCGATATCGGGTATTTTGAATACAGCTGGGAAAGTAGCGACAGTTGCGAGTGGAATTCCAGTTATTGGAACAGTAGCATCGACTATAGCACCTTTCCTGAAGATTGGTTCCAGTATAGCGGGAGCTCTTGGTTTATCGAAACCACCAAATGATAAACCAGTTACAGCAGTTAAATGGAAACCAGGTGATGGACATTTATCTGCTCAGGGCTCAAATCCTATGCATTTGTTTACTTTAGATCAAGGTTGTGGAGTTGATACAGTGTCAGGTGAGTTTGGTTCAAATATGGATGAAATGTCAGTACAGGCCATAATGAGAATTCCCAGTATTATTGGTGATTTTGATTGGTCCACAAGTGATGTGACAGGGAAAATTTTATACCGAGCACCATGCACTATTTCACAATGTATCATTCAAGGTGATGATGTGTATATGACTCCTCAGATGTGGTTAGCATCAACTATGCAAAATTGGTTAGCGTCTCTTATTTTCGATTTCGACGTTTATGGCACTCATTTTCATAAAGGTAAATTAAGGTTTATTTATGCTCCTATGGATGAAGGAACGCATAACGTTGGTTCAACTTTACCGCCAACAATTGTTAATTTGGGAACTTCAGCCGTTGTAGAATTTAGTGGAGATCATGTAAATCATTCACAACGTATAGAGCCTGCTACGAATACAAATATGAAATATGTTCCAACGCCTGTTGAATCGGGTAGTGGTTCATCATTGACACAATTTCGTGGTAGTCAATATACTGACATTTGCAGTTTTGGAACGTTGTATGTTTTAGTAGAAGTTCCTCTCCAAGCGTCTCCAACGGTTTCTGATAAGATTAGCGTCATCGTGAGTTATTCAGCAACGAACGTAAAGTTATCAAATCCAACGACAGGTTTGAATTTTGTTCCACAACTTCATATGGATTCAAATACATCAACATTAGGAACTGAGTATAATAAGTATTCTCGTTCTGAAAGGATGGAAATGGAACCAGATATG